ATATGCGCCGATTTGCCTTGGCGCGCAGCAATTCGCCCGGCGAGGTTTTTGCGCGCGGGCGGTGCGCATCGGCAAAAAAACCGGCATCATGCGACACTGATTGACTCCGCTTGCGCAAAATTCTTCGCCGCGTCGGCGATCACCGGTGCGGCTGCCAATGCTTTCTGCATTTGCGCGGCCATCGCCTTGTCATTGTCGAACGCTTCTTTGTCGTCGTCGCTGCGTTCTAACATCGCTGGAATGCCGTTGTTGCGGCCCAGCCAACCGACAATTATGTTCGGGTCATAGGCGCGCTTGTATGCCTCGACATATTCGGCATCAATGGAACCAAGCGACGTTACCATTTCGGCGGTGCGCAACAATCCAACCGCGCCGGACGCTTCCTGCATCCGACTCAGATTATTGTCGTACATGACATCAATCCCGCCTTCCTGCGCAAAATACTCGCGCAGCTCTGGCGGCATGTCGTCCATCAAGCCCATTTGGTCCATCAACCATAATTCGCGCGGCAACATGCGCGACAGCCATTCATCTTCCTGCCGCGCCAACGGGCCGAGGAATATGCCCTTTTCGGCAATTTCCTCCATAGTCCGCGTCGCGGTGATATGGGTTTTATACTCCTTGTTGATCTGGAAAAGGTCGCGGTAAAACGCGCGATCAATCATCTGGCGTTCTTCTTCGTGCAGCGCGGCGGCATCGGTTAAGTCTGCGCCTTCAAGCCATGGCTGCATCGTGGGGTTGCCGCGCTCGTCCAGCCCACCATAGGTGACACCATAAGGGCCAAGGTTCATGACACCACGATCAAGCGCATCGTCCATTGCAAGGATGGACGGCTTGGTCTTTTGCTCGACAGCCAAAACGCGGTCCTGTTTCATGACCTGGCACGCGCGAATTTCCGGCAAGACGAACATCGCCGGGCATTTGCCATAATGCTGGTTAAGCCGGCGATCAAACGAACTGACAATGCGCGGTAGGGTTTCATATCCACCCGTCGCAAACATATTGTCATCGCCGCCTTCAAGATAATATCCGCCCAGCCATGGCATACCTGCCGCATCAAGCCTGCCTGTCAGCAATCGGCTGTTTTTTTCGATGCAATGAACAAAAGTAAAATCGCGATCAGGATTCTTGTTTAGGCCCGTCATGGCGTCGACAACTTCCTTGGGGGACTTGTCTTTCCACTTGTCCATCGCCTGCTGCGCCGACAAAATGATCTTGCGATGAATCCGATATGGGCGTCCCGCGCCGTCAAGCTCCAGATAAATCCCGTCAATATGCTCTGCCTCATAGGTCAGGCCGACAGCCCGCCCGCGCTGGTCACGGCGAAGGTCAGGCCACATCGATTGCATCGCAAAGGCAAAAAGGCTACACGCCGATTGGTGCATGTTCCAGACAAAGCCGCTTTCGGGATCGTTGCGCAGCGCGAACAGACGGCCTTCCATCGCTTCCAGCCACACGCGGTTCGCACGACGATTATTCACATCTTCATCTGGAACTCTAAATTTTTGCCAACGCTGCCCCTTGGGCATGACAAAATCCTCAAAACCCGCAACGCCATCCAGCAACGCCAAAGCCGGATAGCTATCGAAACGGCGATTGTTGGAATATTGGCCTTCCATCCGGCTCATTGTCGGGAAATGGCCTTCTTCATCGAGCAGGAGCGGCGCGATTTCAGAACGACGGGCATCGACGTTCGACCGGTTGCTCTCCATCCGGCTTTGCGCTGATTTCGCCTGTTTGATATCGATCATGTTACCGCTCCTGCTGTAATGATGTTGCGGCGGTTAAGCCGCTCCGGCTTCCGCCACGGACTTTTTAGGTGCACGAAACAGCAATGAACCGCTGTTGATCCGCGCACTGCCACCGCCCGATACCGACAAAGGCGATACCAATTCACATATCGACAGCGCTTTGCCCTTGGCATCCACCAAGAACGCCGCCGCGACGCTACGTGCCGGCGCATGTACGGGGAATTCGATTTCGGCATTCAACGTGCGACCGTTCGCGGCACCGCTGAACTTGTCCGACGAAAACGACAATGGTGGCAAATCGGTGATCAGATTGCCGTTGCTGTCTCCAAAAACGACCGTCGTTGCACGTTCGAATTCTTCATCATCGACCTTGCTGGCAACCGATATCTGCTTTGTTTTTTTGATTTTCAGTTGCGATGGATCGGGCGTGAGCGCCTCGATCTGGCTATGCAATTCGACTTCAACGGCTTTTGCTTCTTGCAAAGCCCGCAACGCGGCATCGGCGATCATAGCGACGGGAATTGCCTCATCTGCGGGTGGCAAGAACCCCTCATCCCGTAGATATCTTGCAAGCGGGATTAAAGACTCTGTGAAGTCAGCAACTTGTCGCTGTACTTCGAGCAGATCGACATCAAATTCGTTTGCTGGTGCCCCCGCTACGTCAGCTTGCAAAGCATTTTCAATTTCGGCGGCGTTTTCTTGCTGGATGCTTGCTGGATCAACGCCAGCCTGTTTTTCGACCGCAAAGATGGCATCCTGTGTTTCGGCGACAGCAGCGCCCTCAACTTTAGCTTTACTCATATCACTCACTCCTGATTATCCGCCCAATGCGGTCTTTTTGCCGGTGGATGACTCCACCCCGCCCGCGCCTGTGCGCTGGTTTTCGATTGTGCCGCGTCGGCCTGCCAAGGCATTAGCGACCACGCTGTTGCTGCGCGGCGTAGCTGTTGGTTGCGCGTAAACCGGCTTTTGTGCGGCGGGCTTTTTCTTGAAAGCCCCCGCAAGGGCCAGAACTGGTGAAAGAAATGGCAACGCTTTCGACATAATGCTTACCCCTGATGTGCAAATGGACCCGAACCAAAATTGACCTTGACACGTTGCCGCGACCGCGCACGTTCGCGCTCTGCCTGCCCCGCTTGGGCATCTTCCCAACCCTCGAACTTGGTCAGGCCAAGCACGAGATATTGGTTCGCGTCGTGAATGTGACTCCAATCGTTTTTGACCGGCTGATCTTTCCAGCGACCACCGCCGGTGCTAAATTGCGTGCGCACCATGACATAGCCGCGGTTAAAGCCTTCACGTAGCTTGCGGCACTTGTCCGAAATCACATATCCCGGCTCTGCATCGCCTTTCAGCTTTTCAGCTACCGCCTCAATACGCGGTCCAATCAGGTTTTGCTTAACCGGCGCTGGCTTCATTTTCAGCTTAACGCCAATCGCAGTTTCGTTGAATCCGGCAACGAACTTATGGATGAATGCGCGATCTTCCTGATTTTTTTCGCTGTCACCATACCAGCATGAAGGGTCGGCCCAGCCCAATTCACCCAGCTTACAACCGGCAAAATTATCGTTCCAATATTCGCCGCACTCTTGGCCAAATTCCTTGCCACCCAGCTTATCGAGCACATCGTCTTTACCGGCTTTGAAAATCACCACTTCATCGACGACACGGATCTGTCCCTTCGCAGTTTTTTGCGCGAAAAGGGCGGCGGGCGTGCTGCCACCATCAAGTCCGATATAGATCGGCAAACGGCGATCGACCGCCATGTCGGCGATGCAATGGCGGCTATCGTTGTAACCGGCATAGACCGGGCTTCCGTCGCGCACCGCGCCGAATTTGTTATGGATGAACCGGCGCTTGTCGCCTTCGGTCATACCGATCTGGATGCGCTCATAATATCCGACCGGCAAATTGCCGATATTTTCGGCACCGGCAGATAATCCACCTGGCTGCACATGGAACGTCACACGGAAATTGTCGCCGAAACTTGCGCGGTAGGCGTCCATTTGTTCGGGCGACAAACCGATATTCTTGTTGACGTTAAAGTCATACGTCCAATTATCTTCGGCAGGGGCGTTCATGTCGCCGATCATGCCAGACCAGCCACCAAGCCGCGTGCCCGGCGCGCGATATCGACCAACGCGCGGAAAGCCATATTTGAACACGTCGCTGTGCAATGTGTCCATTTCGTTCAACCACAGGCCAGTAAGCGCCATACCCTTGAACAATTCTTCGGCGGATTGATTATCGACCGCGCGGAAAAGCATTTCCAACTCAAGCCGCATGATATCGCCATTGGCTTGCGGAATGGCGAATGACAATTTGTGGGTATTGGTCGTTTGGTTGTAATTTTCCTTGGTCTTGGGAAACCACATAAACCAATCGGCCATGACGTTGGATTGCAAATGACCATAGGTATCGCGCACCACACACCAGCGCGCACGCCGCACCCCGTCCGGGCCGGGCGGTTGCCAAATCAGCGAATTGATTATTTTTTGGAAACAGGTCGTCGTTTTGGCGGAGCCATAAGGCCCCATAATCGTTGATACCGCCGCCTTGTCCGACCGGAACGCATGCGCGACCGGCCCCACCCAATTCATCGTCAGGCCCTTGCTCGCGGCCAGCAATTCACCAAAGCGGCCTTTGGCGTCGGGTTCAATATCTGCAATGTCGATTTGCGATAGCCGCTCAATAATCCGGTCAGCTTCTTGAATTTGCCGCGCTTGCTCGACCGTATTGCTCGACATATCGCGCAGCGGGCGGGCTTCGATTATTGCCTCTGCACATTGATCGAGTATCGGCCCAGTTATCAGGCTGGCCGCCATAAGCGCGTGCAGCGCATTGTCGATGAAGGGCTTAACCTTCATCGGCTATCTCGCTATAATCAGCATCCTGCACCGGCCCACCATGCGACGGCAAAAACTGCATGTTTTGCAGCTGCTCCATCGTCAATTCTGTGTCGTCCGCCATCGCCGCCAGCGCGGCGGGGTTAGTCAATCCGGCTATATTGAGGATGACGTCAGGTTTCTTGTTGATATCGACCACGATCGGTTGCTTGCCGTGGACGTATGGCGCAACATCGACCAGCGCCGATTTTTTAATTTTCATCGCCTTTTCGGCCAAGTCGCCGGGCTTCATGGCGTAGCGGCGGATTGCATCAAACACCCTGTCTGCAAGCTCACCTAGTGTATCCAGATAGTCCTGACTCGCTTTACCCTGCAAATCCTCAATTTTGGCCGTCAAGCGTTCGGCCATGTCCGTCAGTTTTTCTTCGATCTTGCTTTGCCCTGTGGCAATCACCAACATTTCAACCATTTGGTCAAGCGGCGTGAAAGCGATGCTGGCCAGCTCCATTACCGGGTCGCCGTGGACCTGCACGACCATCTGCGCAATTTTGCGGTTGAGCTTATTGGTGGAACCTGGACGACGCCCTGGACCGCTGCGCACTTGCCGATATGCATCTTGCGGCAACCGACCATCTTTGTCGCGCAATAAGTCAAGCTGCTCTGCTGTCGTTTCAGCGCCAAAAAAACCGGCTCCAATCACCGTTTCGCGCACCGCCGCTTCAAGGCTCGAAACTTCAGTTGACACGGTGCACCGCCCCGCATAGCATCGCGACAACGGCTACATCGGAAGGCACATGCCCAGCGACTTCACCCCTTACCCCTTTGGCATCCACGCCACTTCCACCGGAAACACCGCAGTTTTCGGCTAATTTTTGGCCAAATCGGTCCGCCCGCACCCCCGACCCCGTTTGAACGAATTGAAGTTCGCCGACCTCCGAAACCTTGTGATTGCTTAGCAAAGCCGATGGTCCGGTTTCGGCCTTTTTTTCAAATCTTGGTCCTGCGCATCCGCGACGGTCATAGCGTGCGTGCGTCGTCGCGAAAGGGGGCACCCCCCCCGCCCGAAATGGCCGCGTGATCAAGGCCACCCCGCCCTGCCCAACAGCGACCGGCCAGCGTGACTGATAACTAACGGTTAGACGACCGGCACCTTGTAACCCGCAGAAATTCGCGCTTTTCATGCTACCGTGCGACGCTGGCCATGCGACGATGCGACAGCCGACCCGCTGAAACCCGCAGAAATCCGTGCTTTCGAAAAAACGGGCCGCAACAGCCCGAGAGCTGCGCGACCCGTTCCGATATGCCAGGTAAACGACTACACCAGCACCATCGAGCGCACCAATCTGGCGCGCCGATCCCAAAAAATTCTGCCGATCCCGACAAACACCCCGACCAGACACCCATCGAGAGCGGAAACCGGAATTTCCACCCATTAGAATATTCGCCGAAGTCGGAACGCATGACGCCATAGGTCGAAACAGTTACCAAATGAGATACCAACCTTGCAAGCGATATCAACCGCCGTTCTAAATGTTCTATCCATAGAACAGTCTAAGTATATGTAATAAAACGTCAATCAGGCGCTTGTTCTGTGTTCTGCACGTCGCGCGCGCATAAGGCGCACACATACATACGCATATGGAGAAAATCGGCGATAGAACAGAACGACAGAACAAAACGCCAAGATATTGAAAAACAACATATAACGATAAGTCAATGCAGAACATTTAGAACACCCCCCGACCCGCAGAAACAGCCAAAAATCGGCCCAATATCTTGCTTGTTTCAACGGGTGCGGGTTCGGGTGCAGCGGCACAAAGCCATAGCGCCACGCCCCAAAACACAGCTTTGTGGCGGATAGAGAGAGAATGGTGAAGCCGTGCGCACCGCGCGCCGGTGGCGCGCTGCACGGCTGATTGGGCGTATGAAAAAAAACCTATTGACCTGCCTTTAATAGTATCTTATTTGGTTACTAGTTACCTAAACAATCATTGGCGAAGAAAGGCCGAGATATGAAACTATCAAAGATACAACCCGCGCGGCGCTTTGCGTCACCGGCTGAAATGGCGGCGGCGCTGGGCACCTCTCGCTATCCGTTTCGCGATCACGGCACGATGGCAGACCATGCCAAGGCGCAGGCGGTGCAATCATGAGCGCAAATTTAACAGTCGAAAAACGCATTTATTGGCAAGTCTTTTGGCGCGGCTATTCAGTGCATTCCGCAGCGCTTTTTCATCACAAAAGCGTTGCGACGCGACTGCACGACTTCATTCTCAACGAATTGCAACAGCTATCCGTCGGTGATCATCGTCCGCTTTTAGATCAGTTTGCCTATAAACGGGTGACCAGCTTTATTAACCAACTTCTGTTGGACGATGAAGCCTTGCTGCGACGCGGTGCAATCATGACCGCCGCCGCAACCAAAGAGCAACGGCTTGCCGAACGCGACGACGCACTGGACGGCCTTGCCCGCGCCATTGCGGAGCGCGATCGGCAAATGATAGCCGCCGCCGTCAACGGCCCCCACCGCCGCGCCATGCACGTCGATCAACGCGACGCGGGCCATTTACCCCTTTTCATTGCAGCTAACGAACCGAGGATGATCTAATGACCAGAACACTTGCATATTGCGACCGCGCCGGAGTGATCGGCTTTGCCGTCGGTAGACCAGCGCCCGAGGGCACACTTTCATTTTTCAGCGCACGGTCCGAAAAGGCGTGCCGCCGCAAGGTCGAGGCGACCGCGCGTCGTGCCTATGACCGAACGACGTTGCTTGTCCCCGGCGTGCCCGAGGCGGTTGACGAGGCACACGCTCTCGAAGCGTTGCAGCTGCACCGCGCTTGGCTCCAAGGGGACCAATCGGACGATTTACCCGCCCGCCGTGAGGCATGGCAACAACGCTTATTTGCGGCAATGGCATCATGAGACCGAGAAAAATCACTATCGGCGATAGCATCACATTTAAGGCGGCCACGCGGTCGCATTCCAAAATGGCAACCCGCAAGGTCGTCGGCATCGACTGCCTTGGGAACCCCTTGGTGCGGTATCATGGCTGGGACAAGTTTGTGGTCCTATGGCGAGAAGTCAAAGCCGTCATTAAGGCGGTGAAGCCATGATGCAAATGGACCTGTTTGCCGCCGCGCCTGTCATAAGACGACCCGCCCGCCCCGACACGGCCATGCTGTTGGCAATGTCGGACAATGCCCCGCCGCGCTTTAATAATCAGGCGACCGGCGCAGCGGCTGCCGCGTTGATTTCCGAAGCCATGGCGATCACCGCGCAAGGCTTCTGCCTGTCCCGCGTCAAAGGCCACGAAACTGCAAAGCGCGCCGCTGAAATTGCCATAACTGGCAAGCATGACTTGGCGATCAGCGGCGATATTCGCGTCAGCTTTGACCTATGCGCGCGGCTATGGCACTTGCGCAGCATGGCCGACGGTGACGCTGCGGGCGCATTTATGCACCACGTTAGCGAGTTTGAGGATCCCGACGCCGCGCCAATGGCTTGCGGGCTGGATGATTTTGCGGGCTATGAAGGCTATACCGAAACCAGCGCCATAATCGCCGCCCGCATCGCCGCCGCGCGCGAACGCATGAACGGCCTTTTGCCGCTTTCGGTTGACGATCATGCACGGCGGCTGATGATGCAAGCCACCGAAGCGATGAAGCTGGAATTTCCGGCGCAAAACGCGGTGCACGACGTTGCGCGCACAATCGCCCATTTGGCCGGTTGCGGCATTGTGAACCGCATTCATATTGCCGAGGCGCTTAGCTATGTGGCGGTGCGGAAGTGAGCGTTTTATTCGTCGTCCCGCGCGCGCATCTCGTGCATCATTTTTCCCGTCCCAATATAATTGGCCCAGCTATATATGATGACAAGCAGCAAGACGGCGGATATTCGATTTGCGGTGAAAAATCCTTCGCCACGCCCGAAGATATTCCAGTAATATCCACGGGCCATAATCAAGATGAGCACCAATATTACTGCGCAACCAGCTGGTGCACGGTTCTGAAAACGCAGCCCCGCAATATAGCCGAGAATGCCCACAAGCAGCGCGGCCAGCGCCATCCATTCAAGGTTCATGGCTTCGGCGCTTTCCGTCGCCGCCACGCATTTATGATACGCCCCACCACCGCAAAAACTATATGGAACATGCTGTTAAGCGCCGTTTCAGCGAGGCGCGGGTCGCCTTCCGGAAGCACAAAGAACGGCACCATGTTGATGCCTGCAACCATAGTGACCAGCCAGATTATCAAGGGCTGTAAATTAGGCCTAGAGATGGCCAGATACAGCGTGAGCGCATATGCTGACAGGTTTAAGATAATCGCAATCATAACTACCCCCTTGCAAATTCCTGCAATGGCTGGCATATCCCGTCGCGCAAGGCAAGATGCCTTGTCGGGATTGATACCCCGCTTAATGTAGGCGCACCAAGCGCCACGGCCCTGCCTGAGGCGCTTTCTTTATGGCCGGACGTGGATGGGGCAGCGAAAGCTGCGCCGTTGCCTACAGCGGTAGTATCAACCCGCCACGTCCGGTCACCAAGGCATTGATACGCTTTGACCGGCAGATTGTAGGAATTGCCATGAACGATATACTAAATTTGACATTCGAGAACCAACCTGTCCGCATCGTCCTGCAAGACGGTGAACCGTGGTTCGTCGCCACCGACGTCGCTTCGATCTTGGGTTACAGCCACGGCCCACACATGGTTAGAATAATGGATGACGATGAAGCTGCTGTCCACATTATGGACACCAGCGGGCAAAACCGCGAAGTTTCCATCATCTCCGAATCCGGCCTATACAACGCTATTTTCAAATCGCGCCGGGCGGAGGCAAAGGCGTTCCGCCGCTGGGTAACGGGCACCGTATTGCCGACGATCCGCCGCACGGGATCATTTGCATTTTATGCAAATAAATCGCCAGCGCCCGATATGCGCCGCTCTGACGATGCCGCTTGGCTTAACGCGGGCGTTGCTGCGGTGCGAGAGGCGCGGCGCTTGTTCGGCCATGGCGTCGCGCGCGCCGTGTGGCGCGACATCGGCCTGCCTTTGCCTGAAAATGCGATGCCGGCCTTGCCTGATGGCCTGTCCGATGCCGTCGACCTGTGGACAGATGGCCGCGACCGATTTACTTTTGCTGATCTTGCGGCGGGTCTGGGTCTGGGCGAACCCGACTGGGCATTGAAACGCCGTTTTTCCGACATATTGACCGCCTTGGGCTGGACAGAAAAACGCACACGGCGTGGCAATGCTTTGGTCTATGCGTGGCACCGGCCAATCGAAACCGTCAATGCGGAGGAAGCGGCATGATCCATACCGACTTGGCCTTTGCCGCTGCCGTCGCCAACGACCGCGCAGAACTGACGCACAGCCGTTTTGTCGCCGCTATCGCTTGGCTTGGCGACACATTGGAAAACATGCCTGACGACACATCGGCGCAAGGATTGGGCGGGTTATTGTCATTGCTGGCCGAAAAGGCAGAGGACGATAGAGGCTAAAGCAACCGCGCCGATTGGTCCCTTGCCTTGACTTGCTCCAATGCCTGTTCAACCGGCGTTCCCATCCGGCACAGCCACAGAGCATCGGGATAGTGCATCAACGCGACAAGAGGCGCGGCGCAAGTCGCCACGGGTTGGGGATGGATAGGATAGCCGAACAGGTCGCCACCAAAGGCAAGCGGTGCAGGGCTGGCTTGTTCTCTATTCATTGTCGCCACATGCCACATAATCGCTTTGACGTAAATCCTAAAGCCTTGGGGCAAAGTCATCCTTCGCCCCAATATGCACCTAAAACGGCAGATCGTCGTCCGTTATATGATAAAATGGGTGCGGATCGTTAAACTTAGCAATATGGAGGCGCAAGGATTGGGCCGCATTAACTTCGCCGGCTTCGTGGCAAATTTCGTAAATCATCGCAGCATCGGCGGCACGGCCACCCCGTGCAAGCGCCTCGATAATCCGCAACGCGCGTTCTGCCACTTGAGCGTTGCCAGCACATTGCGCCTTGGCATCCGGGATG